AACAGGGTGTACCTTTTCGGCGGTAAGGACGAGGGCTCCGCGGCGCTGATACAGGGAATGACTCTCTCGGGAGTATTCTTCGACGAGGTTGCACTCATGCCCCGTTCCTTCGTGGAGCAGGCACTTGCACGATGTTCCGTCAGCGGCTCGAAAATGTGGTTCAACTGTAATCCCGACAATCCCTCCCACTGGTTCTACAATGAGTGGATAAAGAAGCTAAAACAGAAAAACGCCCTGTACCTTCACTTCACCATGGAGGACAATCCTTCGCTGACAAAGAGGGTCAGGGAGCGCTATGAGCGTATGTACTCGGGCACCTTTTACGACCGCTTCGTGCTGGGCAAATGGACCGCCTCACAGGGCGTGGTCTATCCCATGTTCAGTGCGGAAAAGCACATTTTCAGCGGCGATATAAGCTGCGAGAGATACGTCATCTCCTGCGACTACGGCACCGTAAATCCCTCGTCCTTCGGGCTCTGGGGACTCAGCGGCGGAGTCTGGTACAGGCTCAGGGAGTATTATTACGACTCCCGACGGGAGGGCTCTTCCCGCACCGATGAGGAGCACTACTCCGCCCTTGAGGAGCTGGCAGGGGACAGAGCCGTGGAAAAGGTCATAGTTGACCCCTCTGCCGCCAGCTTTATCGAGTGCATAAGACGCCACGGAAAATTCCCCGTGGCAAAGGCGGATAACGACGTTATATCGGGTATCCGTCAGGTCAGCACGGCGCTCAAGCAGGGCAGGATCCGATTTCATGAGTCCTGCCGCGACATCATCAGGGAATTTTCCCTGTACTGCTGGAACGAGAGGGCAGGGGCGGACGCTCCCGTAAAGGAGAATGACCACGCAATGGACGATATGCGCTATTTTGTGGCGGATATGGTCAGGTCACAGGGGGGGGCGGCGAGCTCATAGCGCTGTCCGTTGCCCGATGAGAACGTGACGCCGTTCAGTACGAAAGAAGGAGGAATTATGAAGCTTTTTCAGAAGAAGAACGCTCCGAAAAGCGCCCCCGAATTAATAGGCGCACAGCGCGGCTGCACGGAGGGATTTCCGCTGCCTGCCGCAGTACAGCCCTATGAGAAGGAGCTCTATGACAGGCTCCGCTGCGCAGTTCCCATAATCGACGCAGCTATCATGAAGATGATAAGGCTCACAGGCGGTTTCCGCGTTATATGCAGTGATGAGAGCTTTCAGCAGCAGCTTGACAGCTTCCTCGGCAGCGTCCCCGTAGGTCTTACGGGACGGTCGGTGGGCTGCTTCGCGGACAACTTCCTTGACAGCCTGCTCACCTACGGCAGGGCTGTTGGGGAGATAGTCACCGACAATGAGCAGCGCCGTATCGCAGGGCTCTGGAACGGGGATATATCGAAGATACGCATATCTTCGGGAGCAGACCCCTTCAGCAGGAGCTATGAACTCAGGGCTCCCGACGGCACAAGCCGCAGGATAGCCCATCCCGAGCGCATAGTCTACGCGGAGCTAACAGGCGGCAATTCGCTGCTCAGAGGGCTTCCGTCACTCAGCGGCATCCTCATGAGGATATACGAGTGTATAGGTCAGAACTACGACCGTGCAGGCAATATCCGCTATGCAGTGACCTACAAGCCCTCGGGAGAGGCGTCGGACATGATGTTCACCCGCGAAAGGGCTCAGCAGATAGCCCGTGAGTGGGCAGACGGAATGAACTCGGCGAAATACGGTCAGGTAAAGGACTTTGTTGCGGTGGGCGACGTTGATATAAAGGTCATCGGAGCCGAAAACCAGCTCTTTGATACCAATGTGCCCGTAAGGCAGATACTTGAGCAGCTCATCGCAAAGCTGTCCATACCGCCCTTCCTGCTGGGACTTTCCTGGAGCTCTACGGAGCGTATGTCATCACAGCAGGCGGATATACTCACCTCTGAGCTGGAGTATTACCGCCGGCTCCTCACTCCCGTCATCTGCGACGTGGGAAACGCCTATCTTGCTTCTGTCGGAGCAGAGGCGACCTGCACAGTGGAGTGGGACAACATCAACTTACAGGACGAAACAGCCCTTGCAGAGGCAAGGCTGAAAAACGCACAGGCGAAGGAAATTGAGCTTCGCCTTGAAAAGAATCAAAACGGAGGATGAATTATGTATAACGATATCAAGCTTGAAAAGGGTCTTTACAATCTCAGCGGCAAGTCTTTCACAGCCGCTCTCGAGGAGCTTGACCCCTCCTCGGCATACGCAGGAACTCCCCTTGAGAAGCTGGACGCTTTCGAGAGACAGCTCAAGCGCTTCAACATCAGGATAAGCGGTCAGGACTGCGACTGCGTGGAGAAGTTCTTCTCTACCACAGAGACAGCGGTCCTCTTCCCCGAGTTCGTGATACGCTGCATCAGAAAGGGCTTTGACGAGACGGTGCTGAAGTCCGTATGCGCCGCAAAGACCGTCTGCGCAAGCAGCCAGTATCTGGGCTGTGTCCTTGACGATACGGCAGCCTATTCCACCACCGCAGAGGCAACGGCTCTCCCCGAGGCAACAGTGAGAGAGGGCGCAGAGGCTACCGTACTTGAGAAGTTCGGCAGACTTATCAGCGCTTCCTATGAGGCTATACGCCAGCAGAGACTTGACGTTTTCGGCGTCATGCTCAGAAGCGTGGGTGTGAGACTTGCCGCATCAGTTGTGAAGAAGGCTGTGGAGGTACTCGTGGAGGACGTTGAGCCCATCACCACCGAGGCGCTCACCTATGATGACCTTGCTGCACTTTACGGCGAGTTCGACTGCTTCGATATGACTACGGTGATCGCTTCTCCCGAGCTGGCTTCCAAGATAGCTGCTATGGAGCAGCTCAAGGACTGCGCCGCAACTCCCGACGGAAGGCTCATTCTTCCCTTCGGTGCGGAGCTCATCAAGACCTCCGCTGCGGGAGCTGATACCGTCATCGGTATCGACCGCGACTTTGCGCTGGAGTTCATCACCAGCACCGACCTTGTCATGGAGACAGACAAGCTCATCGACCGTCAGCTTGACCAGATGACAGTGTCCGTGACCTGCGGTTTCAGAAAGATAACTCCCGAGGCAGTAAAGGTGCTCACTGTGGAGGCAGGAGAGTAAGGGCTGAGTTTATAGTTGTCAGTGCTTAGTGCTTAGCGGGGCTGATGCCCACATCAGTCGGTAAATAAACGTTATATGCGGGGCGATGTGGGCATCGCCCCCCACATTGAATGTCTATTCCGAAAGGAGCTGTTATGGACAGTATCATTCTCGATAAAATAAACAGATTTACGCGGAGAAAGCTCAGCGAGGACGAGGTCTACGTCTTCTCGGTCATTCTCTGCGACAACGACATCGACCGCGACTGCGAGAGATTTTCCGACGGGGCGCTTGAGTCCCTGAAGGAGAGATTTGTGGGCAAGACGGGCATTTTCGACCACGACCCCACCACAGCAAACCAGAACGCCCGTATTTTCGATACGGAGCTGGTCACCGATGACTCCCGCACTACCGCGGTCGGTGAGCCCTACAAGTACCTGAAGGCTATGGCTTATATGGTCCGCACCGGGGAGAATAAAGACCTCATTGCGGAAATAGACGGCGGCATAAAAAAGGAGGTCAGCATCTCCTGCGCGGCAGCCAAGCGTATCTGCTCGGTCTGCGGCAATGACAAGGCTGTGACCTCATGCAATCACGTCAAGGGCAGAAAGTACGGCGGTAAGCTGTGCCACACCGTCCTGGACGGCATCACCGACGCCTATGAGTGGAGCTTTGTGGCTGTGCCTGCTCAGGTAAATGCAGGCGTCACCAAGAAGTACACCGAAGCCGACACCGTAAAGGCTCAGGGAGAGGACATCTCTGCGGCAGATGATGAGCTCCGCCGCGATATTCGCAGGCTGGCTTACTTTGCAGGGGGAAGGTCCGCTGCGGACATAGCTTCCCTTTCTGCGGCAAGCCTTACCACAAAGCAGCTCATCGCCCTTCGCAGGTCCTTTGAGGAGCAGTGCGGCAGGGGCAGGGCAGAGGTGCAGCTCTCGCCCGATACCGGGGGAAATGACCCCACAGAGGGCTTTTCCATGAGATAGGAGGGAAACTATGGATATAGATGAGGCTAAGAAGGTCTTTGAGCTGTTTACGGGAGAGGAAAACGGGGAGGAGTACTTCATGATACTCAGTCTCGCCGTTTATGAGACGGAGACCATGCTCCGCCCCGAGGCTGACCCCACGGACGTAAGGCTCAATTACCTTGCCGCTGCCATCGCCTATTACAGGGTGCAGCAGATACTCGCCGCAAGAGAGCGGGCTGCGGTCACTTATGCAGGCAAGGTGCTGAAGGAGTCGCAGAATTCCGCCTATGAGTATTCAAAGCTGCTGCTCAGGGACTATATGCAGATATGCAGCGACCTTATAAAGCCGCAGAACTTCATTTTCAGCAGCTTTTCAAACGGAGAGGAGGTACAGTAATGCTGAGGGATATTATTCAGGATATTATTTCAAGGCTCAGGGCGCAGGACGTCACCGACGTTTACAGCGCCTTTGACGCAAAGGCTGTGGAGCGCAAGGGGCAAGGGCTTTTTCACTGTTGTGGGAATAAGCGCCTTTGAGTCCTCGGCGCCCATTTATTCGCCTTATACGGTCTATGTGCCCTTCAAGGCGGAGGTGGAGATAAACGTGACGGCTCCCGAGAATTATTCTATGGTGCAGCTCTACAGCTATTACGATGAGAACATCTCAAAGGCGGTGGAGGATATGTCGGGACTTACCTGCAGGCTCACAAAGATGAGCGTTAAGTTCGACAGCAATATCCGGCGCCTTGTGCTGACCGTAAAGCTGGCGGCAAGCGGTATCACGAAGATAGAAAGGAGCAGCCCATGAGCGGGGCAACGGCTTTTTCCTGCCGCAGAGCCGTTCCCGTAAGCATCGGCGGTATCATCGTATACTGCGAGAGCTTCAGAGCGACGGCGGCAAGGGTGCTCAGTGAGGAGTCCACCGCCGACGGAGGCACTGCCGTTACCAATTCCGCCTACAGGAGCACAAGGCTGGTCTTCTCGGGAAGGGTCTGCACTCAGGGTCAGCCCGAGGACTTTATTCTGGGCTTCAACGGGCTTGTCCACTCCGCCGCAGACTTCACCGTGGAGTACATGGGGCTCATATACGGGGGCTGCCGTATGCTCAGCTATTCCTTCGAGGACAAGGGCGGCGAATGGGCGGAGGTTTCGGTGACGGCGGTCACGGAACAGACCGTAGAGAGGAGAGCTGACCCATGACAGTTTCTGTTGTTATAAAGACTGCCGACGGCACCTCTCTTGCGGAGGGAAAGGTGCTCAGCTTCCTTTTTAAGAAGGATATGTACACCCCATATACCACGCTGAGTGCAAAGGTGAGGGCGGTGAGGAGCTCCTATGAGGAGGCGGCGGAGGTGCTGCTGCTCATTGACGGCAGCACTATTCACCACGGTCTCGTGGACAATATCCGCTGGGAGAGGGCAGACGGGGAGCTGTTCATGAATGTGAGCTCAAGGGGATTTACCTCCCTGCTCACCCAGAACCAGATAGAGCCGGGACTGAAAATGAATATGTCCTTCAACCAGCTCATGGACAGCTTCTACACTCTGCCCTATGTCACCCATGAGTACAACGCCGACGACAGCAGCTATATCTACGTAAGACCCAATACCTCCATGTGGGACGCGGCGGCAAATCTCGCCTACAAGCTCCAGGGCACTTATCCCTATATAAGGGGCACCAACACGGTGATGATAAGCCCTGCGGCGGCTCCCGTCAGCTTTGACCTAAGTGGAGAGAAGCTGCTCTCCATTGGTACGGAGCTCACCGACAGCCGTCTCGCCAGCGGTTACCACATGGCGAATATGGGCGGCACCTACGGGGATTTCGAACTGACGGACAGCGACGTTGCTGCGCTGAAAATAGTCCGCCACAAGTACTTCGACCTGGATATGCGCTTTCTCTACGATCCGCCTGAGGCTCTTGCCTTCCGCGACAAGTACGACTTCCGCGGACAGAAAAGGCTTTTCTGCGCTTATTCGGGCTACAAAGGCGAGGACGTCTCCGACCTTGTCAGCTTTGGCTCTGTGACCTCTGAGCGTATCGGCTCTGTCACCGTAAGGGGCAGCAGCAGAGGAGTTGTCACCGAGACAGGCGTTTACAGGGACAAGTTCCCCAAGGAGCTTCCCGAATAAAATAATTCAGCCCCTGAGCGCTTTGATATAATCCCCTTAAAGTAGACACACGAAAAAACAAAAGCGTGTGAAAGCTGTAAGGGGGTTATTTTATGTCAAGAGGAAGTAAGCTAACAGA